AAGACCTAAACGCATTGGTTGAATCTGAGGCGACTCTTTCAGAAGAGTTCAAAGCCAAAACAGCGGTTATTTTTGAAGCGGCGGTAAAGCAAAAACTTTCAGAAGAGATCGACCGTTTGGAAACTGAGTACCAACAGCAGTTGGACGAAGAGATCCAAGCAACGAAGGAAGATCTAGTCGAGAAGGTTGATGGCTACCTCAACTATGTGGTTGAGCAATGGATGGAAGATAACAAACTAGCGATTCAAACTGGCCTACGCACAGAGATCGCAGAGGGTTTCATGGACAAGTTGAAAGACCTGTTTGTAGAATCTTATGTTGAAGTTCCAGAATCCAAAGTCGACCTAGTTGACGAACTAGCAGAAGCTAACGAAGAACTTGAAGAGCAAGTGAACGTTGCAACTGCTAAGTCTATCGAACTTGCAGAAGAACTAGAGTCATATAAGCGTGAAGCGGTTATCCGTGAAGCGTCTAAAGATCTAGCAGAAACTCAAGTAGAAAAGCTACGTTCGTTGGCAGAGAACATTGATTTCGAAGATGATGAGACTTTTGCATCAAAAGTTAAAACAATCAAAGAATCATATTTCTCAAAGAAAACAACTGAATCTGTAATTGAAGAATCTATCGATGATGATGCTGCTGACAGCGAAGTCGAAGTTTCACCAATGATGGAACAGTATCTTGCAGCAATCAGAAAAGCAAATAACTAAGGAGATCCTATAATGGAAACTTATGATCGTCTCGTCGAGAAATGGTCTCCAGTACTGAACGAAGAGTCAGCTGGTGCCATTGGCGATAAGCACAAGAAAGCAGTAACTGCTGCAATCTTGGAAAACACAGAGAAAGCTCTTAACGAGCAAGCAGAGCAAGCTTCATTCGGTCAAATGAACGAAGATGCAGCTGCTACAAGTACAACTAACGTTGCTAACTGGAACCCAGTACTTATCTCACTAGTACGTCGTTCTATGCCAAACCTAATGGCATATGACATCTGTGGTGTTCAGCCAATGACAGGCCCAACAGGCTTGATCTTTGCGATGAAATCACGCTACAGAACAACACGTGCCGGTGCGACATCTGGTAACGAAGCACTGTTCAACGAAGCAATCACTGGCTTCTCAGGTGACTCATCAACAACTAACGCAGCAAGCCCATCAGGTTTGGCAGGTGTAACTGACTCAAACGGTGACTCAACAATCAATGATGACCGTGATTCAAACGTTCCTGCAGGCGGTATGCCAACAGGTGATGCTGAAGGTCTAGGTACAACAGGTACAGGTCCTGCGTCAGCATTCGCTGAAATGGGTTTCACCATTGAAAAAGCGACCGTGACTGCGAAGTCACGTGCGTTGAAAGCAGAGTACACACTAGAGCTTGCACAAGACTTGAGAGCAATCCACGGTCTTGATGCTGAGACAGAATTGGCGAACATCCTATCAACAGAGATCCTAGCGGAAATCAACCGTGAAGTAGTTCGTACAATCAACTCACAAGCTAAAACTGGTGCTTTGACTTCAAACATCACAACTCAAGGTATCTTCGATATGTCAGCAGACGCTGATGGTCGTTGGTCAGCTGAGAAGTTCAAAGGTCTTGGTGTACAACTAGATCGTGAAGCTAACGTTATTGCGAAAGAAACACGTCGCGGTAAAGGTAACTTCGTAGTTTGTTCTTCAGACGTTGCGACAGCTTTGGCAGCTTCAGGCATGCTAGACTACTCTCCAGCGCTTTCAACAAACTTGAACGTTGATGACACAGGTAACACATTTGCTGGTGTTCTAAACGGTCGTATCCGTGTATACATCGACCCATATGCAACAACCGATTATGTAAACGTTGGTTACAAAGGTACTAACCCATATGACGCTGGTCTATTCTATTGCCCATACGTACCACTAACAATGGTCCGTGCAGTTGGTGAGAATGACTTCCAGCCACGTATCGGGTTTAAAACACGTTACGGTATGGCGTCAAACCCATTCGTAGGTGCAACACCTTCTGACGGTCTAGCGAAAGCGAAGACTAACCAGTACTACAGAATCTTCCGTGTTGACAACATCTTGACATAAGAATCAAGAGTTTCGGAAAAAACTTAGGGCCGCTTTCGCGGCCCTTTTTTATTGTGTATATTCTGATGGAACAGCTGAAGCATCCCAAACCCATTGTCTGTAAGTTGGATCACCAACAACGACAACATCGCTATCACCAACTTCAGTCCAGACACGGTCGTCCATCCATCTGTGATAGTAAGCAGGACCACCCCAGACTCTACGAGCCCGTTGATAGGTTGCTTCGTCCATTCCTACATAGTGTACAGTTCGCATACCATTTCTCCAATTGAATACTTTGAGCCTGTGCCAAAAATGCAAACTCTAGATCAGGCTCATAACATAGATTATCCAATAGCTGTACTAGATAATCATATTCTTCTTGAGTCAGTGTATCCCATTGATCTTGGTCTAGTTCAATCAATTCCCAATTTTCACGCATATTAAACTCCTTACCTCATACGCCCAGTCAGTATCTCCGATCTCTCCGCACGGCCTTATTGACATTGCCGCTCTAGTTTGATTGAAACTAACATCTCATAAAAGATTGTGCTTTCAGGTGGCCTGCCCTCCACACGGACGTATGAGGAAAAGAGTCTTAAGACTCTATGATCTCCATACCAGTAAAACCTTCTTGTGTCCAACCACGAGCTTCAGCAAAAGCTTCAACTATATGGCTATAGTGCATGCTTCCCCAAACACCAGTAGCTTTTGCCCACTTGCCCATGTCTGATTTAACCTCAGCTTGCATATCACCTTCACATATATACGGTTCGATCCGACGATACTCCTCTTCGATTAATAAACTATCAATTGCGAATTTTTCGATATCTGAATAAACCATTATGCTGCTCCTTTTAAAGCTTCTAGATTAGTAGTGCGGATCATACCCCACTTCCAAAGACCGCGATCGTCAACTTCATTGTAAAGCTGCTTATGACGAATGTCTGCTTCTTTTGCTGACTCAAACAATTCGATTACAAAATCGCCTTTAGCGTTGTTTGCTTGCACTTGATATTTCATTTGTTTATCTCCTCTTGATATAACCTTTATAACATATTAAAAGGGGAATGTACATACTTTTGTTTTCAATGAAATCAATAACTTATAATTTTTTTTCATTTTCTTCCATAAGGTCAATCATTTTATTGAGGTACCAACGAGCCTTTTTAGCATCTTCTATGGCTTTACCCTTAGTCCATAAGCGTGTACTCAGATACTTAATGATATTACCATGACAATAGTGCACAGCATTCTCAGTACCTAAGCAATCTACAATATAATCCATAGTTTCAATATTGCCTGCATTATAATGGGCAGGATTGTTAACCATTTCGTCTGACATGAAAACCTCTATTTACATTTCGTTAAAAGTATTGTACAATAATTATATGAGTTTGTAAACATATAAATAGTGCTAAAGAATCAAGGATTTTAATATGCCAACCCTTAATCCAAATGTTACTGTTGAAGTAGATAACAGCATATCTGCTGTGACTGGTATCAGCTATCTGCAGCCAACTTCATTTCAGCTATCAATTGACCGTAAGCATTATCCTAACCTACAGTTTTTTTGTCAGAGTATTCTACATCCATCAATGTCCTTGAATGCTGTAGAGATGCCTATCAAAAGACTAGGATCTATTCCATTTGCTGGAGATAAATTAACATTTGGTGAGTTGACAGCTATTATCATCGTTGATGAGAATCTGAATGCCTATACAGAGATGTATAACTGGATGGATAGATTAGTCGACTCAAAGGATACAACACCTTTAAATAGACTAGAAAACGATCCGCCCACATATTCAGATATTACACTATCTATACTATCAAGCCATAACAACACAACCAGAACAATCAAATATATAGATTGTGTACCAACAAGTCTTGGTGACATGGCTTTAGAATCTACAAGTGGTGATGTACAATATATTACATTTCCTGTAACATTCAGATTTTCTTACTTCCAATTAACCTAGTTTGACCGGAGTATATTATGACATTGGAACAAGTATTGGACGAGTGGTCCAAAGACTCTCACATTCCCTCTAACAATTTAGACGAGGCATCTAGAGAAACACCTAAGCTACACGCAAAGTACTTAGGTTTATTATCTAATGCTAAACTGCGCCTCAGAAAAGCAGAGATGGACCAGAAATCACTGTTAAAATTAAAGTGGATGTACTACAATGGTAAAATGTCTAAAGAAGAAATTGAAGCTCAAGGTTGGGATTATGATCCATTTGATGGATTAAAAATCATGAAGGGTGATATGGATTACTATTATGACTCAGATAAAGAGATCCAAGAGTCTGAGCTTAAAATCCAGTACATTAAGACTCTTATAGATACTCTAAAGGAAATAGTTGATACGCTGAGATGGCGGCATCAAACAATTGGTAATATGATTAAGTGGAAGGTGTTTGAAGCCGGTGGCTGATATAATTTGTAGACTCAGAGACTATTCAATGTTAGAAGTAGACTTAGATGCTGGTTATGCAGCAGAACTAAGTGAGTACTTTTCTTTCTACGTACCTGGTTATAAGTGGATGCCCGCATATAAGAATAAGGTATGGGATGGTAAGATTCGTCTGTTCAATCGTATGAATGGAGAACTTCCTGCGGGTCTCTACGTTTACTTACTTAAGTTTGCTGCTGAACGTGGTTATACTGTCGATACTGAAGAAACGGACTATGGTTTACCTATGCAGGCAGAACCTGTCAGAGAGTTTGATGAATTTCTAAAAGTATGTGATCTGCCATTCCCACCACGTGACTATCAATACGATGCTGTAGTGAAAGGACTACAGAGATCTAGAGCTATTCTCCTATCTCCTACTGGTTCTGGTAAGTCATTCATCATCTACTTACTCATCAAATACTATATGTCCATGCTACAAGAAAAAGGTAAGATTCTTATTATCGTACCCACCACTTCTCTTGTAGAACAAATGTATGCAGACTTTGAAGAGTACGGTATGTTAGTCGAAAATTCTTGTCACAAGATTTATTCTGGTAAAGATAAGGTTACGAAGAAGCGGGTTATTATTTCAACATGGCAGAGCATCTATAAATATCCTAAGAAATGGTTTGAACAGTTTGGTATGGTAATTGGTGACGAATGTCATGGATTCAAATCAAAGTCACTGTCATCTATTATGAACAAAGCTACACAGGCTAAATATAGATTCGGTACTACTGGAACACTCGATGGAACTCAAACACATAAGCTAGTACTCGAGGGTTTATTTGGTCCAGTCTATAATGTCACAAAGACTAAGAATCTACAGGATGACGGCACACTCGCGCCACTTGATATTAAAGTCTTACTTATGAATTATCCTGAATCAGTAAGACAAGACTTTGGAAAGAAAACATATGCAGAAGAAATTGATTTTATTGTGGGACATGAAGGTCGTAATCGGTTTATTCGTAATTTGGCTTTGGGCTCTGATGGCAATACTCTCGTCTTATTCCAGCGTGTGGATGCTCATGGCAAGCCACTCTTTGAGCTGATAAGTAATAAAGCAGAGGAAGGTAGAAAGGTATTCTATGTCTCAGGTGAAACAGATACTTCTGATAGAGAAGCTATTCGTAAGATAGTGGAGAAACAAAACAATGCGATTATCGTGGCCTCCTTGGGAACTTTCAGTACTGGTATTAATATTCGCAATCTTCATAATATTATATTTGCTAGTCCCTCTAAATCTCAAATCAAAGTCTTGCAGTCAATTGGAAGAGGACTTAGACAATCAGACGATGGCAGGACTACGAAGCTCTTTGACATTGCAGACGATCTGCACTGGAAACAACAGAAAAACTTTACACTCCTCCACTCTGCAGAGCGAGTAAAGATATATGAAAAAGAACAGTTTAAATATAAAATCGTAAAGGTAGATCTCAATGACTGACATTAAACAATTTATAATGGCAAATGGCGATGAGATCGTTTGTGAGGTATTAGAGTGGGCCTCAGAAGTCGATCCGGATATGGTAGTTCGTAAGGCCTTTAAGGTTGTACAAATCGACGATCCTATTAGAGGTATTAGATATTTTACATTAAGGCCATGGATGCTATATCAAATCGGCGACGAGATTTTTAACACTATTAATACAAACCATATCGTATCTGAAGGCAATCCTAGTCCTCAGCTTTTACACCAATACAAAAACGCAATAAGTGAAACTGAAAAACAAGATGAAGAAATTGAAGAGCGGGTCAATGCAATGAGTGAAAAACTTGAAGGCATGATGGAAGACAGTATAAATAAAGACAGCTCACAGGATAATATTGTTTATCTCGGAAAATTTGATAAGGGCAAATTACATTAATGGCATTTCTAGTACATCCGTTACCTCCAATCTCCGTTTATGTACGAAAAGAATACCTTTACGATCTAGATCCAGCATATGAAGGTCAGTTCACACCTGGCATATGGATCAGCGTAAAGAGTGTAAAGTACAAGGCATTATATTTCGAAACTCTCTTAACTGAATATGGCGCACTCTATGATAAGTTACCAATATCTGCTTTTGTTTGGAAGACTGATCATGGCGAGCTTCTTCCTCTTGATGTTCTCCAATTATGGGACTGCTTCGACTACGACATCACTGTGGTCCAAAAGCCAATCTTGTCAAGATGCGAATTCTTCGGCAAAGATAGAAATATGCACCCCGGAGAATATGAGTTCACTATCGATAATTGTCACAGGGATACTTCCATCATTGACACCAACTTCTCAGAACACGATCCTGAGCACAAATCATTTAACATTATTAGACTCGACAATGGTCAATTCGCTGCTCAGCCTAATAATAGGGTTCTCTTCCGTGACAGCTCCCTGACACTTGATAAATTATTGCGGCCGGATTTTAAAGTCTGTACTCAAAACTATGCAGTTGAAACTGAACCTAAATGGTCAGTGGGCCATACTGATGAATGGCAATATAAGACACGTGAAGAAGACGATGGATTTTGATAAAGATAGTTATTATTACGAATTAGCTAATAATGAAAGATATGAGAAGTTTAGAAATCTTGCTAATAGTCAACCTACTATAGGTGATAAGTACTATGAACTTCATACGAAAAATTTAATTAAAACTAATATAGAAATTGACTTAGATTTATTT